CATTGCCAGTAAGGGTTAAAGCGCCGTTGATGCTAACATTAACAGGTGTCTTTTCATTATCGACAATAGCAACATTATTCATGTCAAGAGTGAATTTTTTATCAGCGTTAATGACTTCGCCTGCGCCTAAACCACCGCTCAGTTTGACTGTACCGCCTTCGTTAACAGCAGCAATAGCTTCACTAGCAGTATCATATTTCTATCCATCCACTTCAACAGAGGTGTCAACGACACTATCACCATAAATTTTTATAACTTCAAGGTCAGCTTTAACTTTATTAATTTCAACATTTACTAAATCAGCCGTTTCTTCTTTAGTATAATAATTGCTCATGTCAACAGCTTGGAAAATCTCCCAACTATCGCCATCCCAAATGTACAGTTTGTTATCTTCCGTTACTTGATAAATATCGCCAGTTTTAGCATTATCAGGCAAATCAGCCTTTGTAGCAACAGTGCCAGCGAAACTCATAGCACCTTCGCTAACACCAACATACTTTAGCTCGCCCCATGTAGAAGTACCATCACCAATCTTAATCTGGCCTTTGTTATTACCATCAAGAGTTACACAAGGCTCACCTGCCTTTGGGATATAGGTGTTTGCCACTGCATCCCACTACGCTTGATATCCACGGCGCAATTGAATCAGTGTTTGAAGCTTATTAATATCAGCCATTCTTTTCTTTTACACCTCCCATTTACTTAATTAAAATGTTTTGCAAAATATTTTAACTCGCTATAATTAAATAGCTATCTATTTGAAAAAGACTTCTTAGAACCGTGGGACTCCACCACCATCTACCAAGTTATCTTCCAAATACTTATCCATATTCTTATTTTCCCATGCTTCATTCTCTTTATTATACATGAGAATATCCTTGTCTTCTACTCCACTTTCAGATATCTTTACATCTTTTAAATCTTCAAGTTTCATGTCTTTCGCAGGAATCTCTTCAATTCCAGCATTTAATACACCATATAATACTCCTCTATTATAATTAGGAGAATCAGGCGTTATCAGTGTCATTCCACTATAGTCTCTTCTTACCATGTTTAACCTCCCAACTCTATATAAGAAGTATTATCCTACTTCATAAGTCAATATAAATTTACCTTTACAAACAGTAGTTATATTACCTTTTATATCGCAAAACTGTACGTCGTATAAATAATCGCCATAAGTCATAAATTTCGTATCTATACTTTTGATTTTGATTCTCCAAACACGACTACCATCAGCCATATCCATAAATTCAAAATTTATTTCGATTAAAGGAGGAGTAGCATTATTGTTCAGAGGATGCTTTCTAACCGTGAATCTGGCTTTATCTCCTTCTCTTGGGCTATATTCCTAATTGTCAGGAGTATATATCTGTAAATCCAATACACAGTCATCGCCACGTGTAAGTTGTATTACGCCATTGTTTATTTTTAGCATAAAAGTCTACTCCTCCTTTCTCTTATATTTTTATTAAATAGTACATAATTGGCTTATTCGTATATATTAGCCAAATCTTCCACTTCTCCTGTATTTAGTAGAAAGTGGATTTACCTAACCTAATCCATTAAAAGGATTCGTACTGCTCGTTTTATTCGCACTCTTTTGCTTTGCAAACATCTCTTTGAATTCTGTTTTGGGCTTTTCTTCTAATGCTAATACCTCTTGAGCACGTAACTCCATTAAGTGATTGCACATCATTGCTACACAGTCAACTCGGTCATCGTGCATATTTTTTTGCTTCGCATCGGGAGAAAGTTCAAAAACAATCGTGCCATTCGGCCTCTTTTGTTTCTGCATACCTACTAACTCTTCTTTTGTTAAGTCAATCTGAATCAAAGAGTTCATTTCATCAAACGAAACCTTTTCGTATCTTATCGAAGTCGTTCCATCAGAAGCAACTTCTTCAATTTCCATTTCATTACGAGCATTTAAGCTCTTTGGAAACATTACTAATCCTTGGTTAATTGCAGCTTGTGTTCTTTCATAAGCTTGAACTTTATCACGCTTAAAGTTGAACAATTGCAATTTTCTTATATTTGCAGGATAGTCATCTGCACGTAACTTCATATACGGGTCTTCTTCATCTATAAGACCTAAATGACGTTTACCATCAGAACCTACCCAATCATTTAAAAGGAACTACGAGATATCGAACCGTCCTCCCCGTGCTCCAGCATCAATACAGGTAAGTTCAATATTATCATAGTCCAAAGCGCCTTTATTATAATTTATAAGCATATCTTTAACCATTTCAATTTGTTGTGGCTTTTGAATTATTGCTTTATCACCATTGGGTAAAAGTTCAATCAAGTTTTCGCAATTGACTATTTTTAACATTAAACCTTTTTCTTTATCTCTGAAGATTTCTCCTACTAAAACAATAGAATTATCTAGTTTTGACGCTGGGTCATACGCTAACAGATATTTTTTAGTTCCGTCATTTTCATATACTGGATAGTATGCAAAACTGTTTCGTAAAATCGTTGAGCGTTTTACAAAAACATCTTCGCCACCATCTCTATCAAAACGATTTCTGTACTCACGTTCAGCTTTGTATGGATTAGTAGCAAATGCATTATCAACTTCATCCTAAGTAATCAGTGGTTTCATAGGTTTACCATTCATAAAAGGATGTAATGAAAACTCACAGCTAATATCACATACAAAATAATTTGGGTCTCCTAATAACATTTTTTCAAATGCCATTTTGTATTGGTCAAAAAGTTCGCTGTCGATACCTTCGGCAGAACTTAATAATAACTTTTTATTTGGTAGTTGTCTTGGATATATATCCGTATTAATACCATCACCAGTAATAAAGTTGGTATCCTGTGCAGTAAAAGGACGAGACAGGGCAAAGAATGTCCTGTCGATTTTCAATTATCATTACTCATTATATTTCTATAATGTTTAGACTATATCTTCACCATTTTGGTGCTCCCCGCTTCGGAAAATTATTATTTAACCCTCCTACTCTCTTTCGAGATAGTCGTTGAACTTTACTTTATTCAAGTCTTAGATGCTGATTATCCAATCTTTATATTTTTTCAGCTTTCGCATTTAAGCATATTTCATCTTTATGCTGTAGCATATAAAGCTCTAAGGACGTTCCAGCAGTTCAAGGAGTATGGGCAAAATCATTTCACCCGCTTCATCGTAGACTGAGAAACTTGCGACTTGTTATCGTGAAGTTTTTTATCTTCACTTCTTATAATTTCTTATAAGTCCAGCATAAATTTTCACGCATTTGGCTTACGTGGAGGACACTCGTGGCGAGATTATATTTATTCACTCGCTATGCGTTACATTATTTATTAGCCTTTCGCAATCTAATAAATTAACTCGGTATTATCATATTTAACAACTTAGACTCCACCGATTTTGCCCTCTAATTATTTCAAAATGTCATTGTTTTATTTCTTTTACCCAGTGAAAACCACCAGCAGTATTTTGTTTACCACTAACAACTCTTTGTATAGAAGCTTTGTCTACACCTTTTTGTCTTCCTGCTTCAGCAAACGAAGGAAATTTTTCTCCTGTCTCAACACAAATGCAATAATAAGGAGCATGACCTTCTCCAATTTTTCTTTTCCAGTCTTCATCCATTTTTCTGCCAAGCATTGCTTGCCTCATCTTTTCTTTGTGTTCTTCTGTTCTTTCAGGTCTTTTGTAATCAGGATGATTTTTATACCATTCTTTTCTTGCTTCGCTCATCTTTTTCTTGGACTCTTCTGAATGGTGCTTCCCTTTTTGAGCTTCACTACGCTTTTTTATTTCTTCCGCTGTTAATTTTCTCCCATACATGGGATTATTTTCACCAGATATATCTCTATTTGATGCATGAATTTTATTTTTCTTCCGAATGGCTTCTTTGGTCTCTTCGGAATGTTTTCTCCCATAAAAAGGATTTTTTTCACCATCATAGCGTCCTTCCATAGTTTCCTTAAGTTTCTGCTTTGTCTCTTCACTTAAAGGTCCGTTAAAACCGCCTTCTCTTGTGTTATATCCTTTTTGTGGATTTCTTGAATCATAAAAATCAATCATTTCTTTCTCTTTTTTATCTGCTTCTTCTTTTGTTAAATTAGCAAATAAAATTTCATGGTCGAAATTATCCCAACCATATTTTATAATTGCACGAGCAATCTGAGGCTGAACCCAATCTCCGTTTTTCTTTTTATGAAGATATCCTTCTCCATTATTACCCGTTCTTTCTATTAAAGACATACCTGTTAATCCAATATAAACTTTTCCATTATCTTTACAAGTATGTTTATAAACTATATAATTATTTTCCATTTTATCTCCTTGAGAATAGCCTTTAGCCAAATATTCTCAAAATAAAACTTGGCTTCATTTTGAAACGGCAGTTTTCCTACCTGATACCTACGATGTTCTTTATTACACTGTTTAACGTATTAATTGTACTACCATTATATAAACTAACTGTATATCCACTCTTGGGATGAACAAATGGGTCAGCCTAAGTATTAGCTCTAACACATTCATCCAAGAACACTGAAGATGTTCCTAACAAAGAGGCAATGTTACCCTTTGCCATATCTTCCATTTTCTAAAATGTCTCTTGAGACTGGCCTCCACTTGGGGCCATAATATATGTGTTAGTATTTGGAAGCAAAAGTGCTCTTGCCATCATAAAAGGAGCGGCTAAAAAACTTTTCCGGCTATTTCTGCCCATAAGCCATACGCAGTTTGCAGGACACCAACTACTCAGCAAAACATACTTTTGCATATCAGTTAGCTATATTTTAAAAAAATCTTCAATAAATCTTGTGGGGTTTGCTCTTCCCCACTAAATTATCTTGGTATATTTTTCAAAAATTTCTTTTCTTTTTGGGAGTAGCTCATAATTAAAATCATTAAAAATAACATTAATCATTAATAACCACCCCAACTTCCGCCATCTTCGTCATGTTCCTTATCATACTAACGTTTTTCTTCTTCCAATTTCTTTTCGGCTAATTCACGTTTAGCCAATCTCAAATTTTCCGTAAGTGTGGCGTTTTCTCTCTACAATGCAAGCAATTTCTTAAGCTAATCTTGACAGGTTTTATATACTTCTGCTTCACTCATACTAAGTTGATTAAAAATAGCTGCAAAACTTGCATCCGCAGCTTGATTAATACTCTTACTAGTCTCAACATCGTACATATTAAGAATAGCATTTTCATATTTCATCTCATTCATCTTAGCCATGATACCAGAGAAAGTATTTTCACCCTTAGCTTTACTAATAGCATAACGCTCACCGAAGCCATTATCTCTACTAAAGCTTGTAATTGTTTCGAGTTCTTTTTTCTTTAATTCAGACAATGCTTTTAATTCTGAAACAGGAGCATCGGTATCGCTCTTCTTTCTGTATTTTTCGTTTAACTCACGAATATTTTTAAAAGAAAGAACAATCTAAATAGCTGCTTGAACCTTTAATCCATCAAGCTCCATGCCTTGTTCCATCATGCCAAGTAAGTCTTTATAAAGAATTTTTCTATCTTTTTCAACTTCAAAGTAAAAGGGGTCATAGCCGACCATCTTGATAACTTGTCTTTTTGCCTCAAGGTCAGCTTTACTCCATTCTTCTTCTAAATCTTCAGGTACATTACCTGTTTTACTATTAATTATTTTATCAGCTTTTGAATCACCTTGGTTTTGACTTACATCAACATCAGGAGATTCCAAGAAAACTTTACCCTTAAGAGTAGCACTACGAGAAATGACATTCATATATTCTTCAACAATATGAGTTTTTCTATCTTTCTCTTCCATAGCTTTCTTAGCCTTAAAATAACTAACATCATCGTAATATATATTAAGATAGCTGCAAAGCCACTTCATAGCCTTTTCACCATCTTTATCAGCTTTTTCATAAAACAAATATTCATATAAATTCTTACAGCAATCTATACAAATATGAGTATGCATTCTACCATTAGGTTCAATACGACCCAAATTTCCTTCGTTATATGCCAAGAAATACTTTTCTTGGGGTAAAGCTTTACCACAACAAGAACATACATATTTATCATACAAAGGAATAAACCTATTAAAATATTTCATCCAACTTTGATAAAGTTTTTGCAAATATTCTGGTAGCTTAGGTTTTTCTTTTCTTTTTTCTTTTTTCTTGGTTAACTGTTCACTTAACTAATCAGAAGCAGAATCTTTAGAAGTATCAATTTCATCATTAATAACTTTATCACAGTCATCAATAATTTCCTGATAAGCTTCTTCGTACTCGGTATATTTCTTATAATCAAGCTATCTTACAGTACCATCTTCATCTTTATAAAAATTGATAGGGTCAAAAAAAGTATTATAATCAACAGTATCTTTAAGACTTGGTGTTCCAATATCGCCAACAATTTCTTTAAGAGCCTGTTTATGTTCATCTTTCAAAGAATACTTCCAAGATTCTCCGAATTCCTCTTTTTTTCTTTGAGTTTCTAATTTCTTTTGAATTGCGTCTAATCTTTTTTGTTCCTTTGCGATGTTAGCTTTGGCCCTAGCATTTGTTAATTTAGCCATTTAACACCTTCTAATCCTTTTAATCCTATTGACTCACAAATTTCTATTAATCAACAATTTGGAACCAAAAATCTCCAGCTTTCTAATCAGTAGGTTGTTCCTTGCTAATTGCGATGTCTGGTAAATTATCCACTGTTTCCGCAATATTTTTATTGTTCTCATTAATATTATTACGGAATGTGTTGGCTAATCCAACCGTCACTTCCTTGATTAGAGCTTTAAGAGACTTTCTGCGAGTGGGTGCAGCCATAAAAATTCACCATCCTTCTCTTAATAAATAAACACTTCTCGGTAAAAACAAATTACTTTTTAGGCTTCCCTTGAAGTAATAGCAACCAAACATCTCTACTAACAACGCCATTTTGTCTTAAACCGTACATCTTCTAGTATTGAGTAACTACGGCTTCAAGGCGTTCATCGAAGAGTGAATCATCACCTGAATTAAATCCTAAGTTATTAAAGAGTAATTTAACCACTTTAACAGCTTCATTACTTGAGCCTTTATGTAAATAAGGCACTTGTCCAGCGATTGTTTTTATTTTCGATTCATACATGGGTAGTTTATATCCAACACACGCTTTAGCATAATCAGGCAAGCCAAAACCTCTAATATATTTGTTATCGACTTCCATTGAACGAATCTTAACCTCGTTAGAATAATTCCCTTCTG